ATCCACATACAGGTGTGCTTCTACCGCCGGATCAGTTCGGCAACAATTATATCTCGGTAAGTGTGCCGGTCATTGAGGGAGTATCTCCTGAGATCAGGACTGTGCAGCCGGATATAAACTACGAAGCATTTGTCAGCGCCTATACTAATGCGCTGCTGATGTGTCTGCAAGGACTTGTCTCACCGGCTACTCTTGGTATAGATGTCGGCAAGATGTCTTCCGCGGACGCTCAGCGTGAGAAAAAGGATGTCACTGGCAACACCCGGAACACTATCACTGCTGCGCTGGAAAAGGCACTCCCTCAGCTTATCAATGCTGTTCTGATGACGTATGACAACATTCGCGGTATCGTACCTGTCAAGCAGGATGTTACTGTCAGCTTCGGTGAGTACGGAGCTCCTGACTTCGACAGCAGAGTAGAGACCGTGGGCAAGGCAGCGACCTACGGCGTAATGTCCGTTGAAACGCAGGTCGATGAGCTCTGGGGCGGCTCTAAGGATGATGAGTGGAAGTCAGCGGAGGTCCAGCGTATAATGTCCGAAAAAGGGCTGCTTACTGTGAACGAGCCTTCGGTCGGTGATATGTAATGCTGGACATCGGCGGCATCGTCCGCATCTTTGAGGAGATAGAGCAGCGCCTGATCCGCTCCCTCAAGCTCAATCTCGGACGGCATCGGAAGGAAGAGGAACAGGAGGAGTTCGACTGGTCAGCATGGCAGGCCGAGAAGCTCCGGAGCCTCGAGAAGTTCCGCCGGGAGAACGCTGCGATCATGGCAGAGTACACCGAGCAGATAGACAGCGAGACACGGCAGATCATGCAGGAGCAGTTTGACGAGGGCATGAATGGTGTTGATGTTCCGCCGGCTGAGTCTGTCCCGGACGTGCCGGCTGAGAACAGACCAGAGCCTCAGTTCTTCGGAGTGGACACGACCAAGGTGAACAAGCTCATCGAGGACGTGACGCATCTCGAAAAGAACGCAGAAGTTGCAGCTCTGCGGACAACTGACGATATCTACCGTCAGACAGTGAACCGTGTGCAGCTTGCAATGAGTACCGGCTCCATGACGTTACAGCAGGCAATTGACACCGCCGTGAAGGATTTCCTCGATCAGGGCATAAACTGCATCGTCTACCGGGACGGGCGGCGTGTGAATATTGCCGATTACGTCCGCATGGCTCTCCGCACCACAGCAACCAGAGCAACACTCCAGGGCAAGTCAGCGAAGTACAAGGCTCTCGGCTATGACACAGTGCAGGTCAGCAGCTACGGTATGTGTAGTAAGACCTGCGAGCCCTGGCAGGGACGCATCTACATCGAGGATACGTTCTCCATGTGGGACGGTGAAGTCCGTGAGCATGGCGGCATACTGTGGGGCAAGTCCAACTACTGCGGCAAGTGGTTCCCACTGCTGAGCAGTGCCATTGAAAAGGGACTGTTCCACCCGAACTGCCGGCACAGCATAAGCCTCTGGCGTGACGGTGATCCTCTTCCCGAGAGCATTGACAACACCGACAGCGAGCGCCGCTACAAGCTGGAACAGCAGCAGAGAGCCCTTGAACGTGAGATCAGGAAAGCAAAGCGTAAGGTTGAGGGCTTCACGGATCCGGAGAACGTCCGGAAGGCAAAGGCGAAGCTGAGACAGGCTCAGAAGAAGCTGAAAGACTTCATCGACAAGGTCAATGCTGAGGAGGGCGAGACTGTTCTCAGGCGTGACGAGGGAAAGGAGAAGGTGTATGAGGGTGAGGTGAAGCCTGAGTACAAGACCGAGCCGCCTGTCAACGACACTCCTGTGCCTGAGGGCAAGGCTGTTGAGGTCACCGTCAGCGAGCCTGAGAAGGCGGAGGGGGCTTATACTGAGGTTAAAGTTCCAAAGACTGATGATAAGTCACAGAGTTATCGCCCTGTCGTTCTTAACGAAGATGATGAGGTCACAACTACTCGTGATTATGAAGTTAAAGCTCACAAGGCAGAAAATACTCAGAATGAGGTTTACGTTTCTGAGAATGTGGACATCAAGCCTAAGAAGCTGCATCAGATAGATAGGCATATTTCAGAAGCACTTGATAAAATGGGAATAACGGACAGAGGTGCTTTGCCAAATATACTTGTTGTCAGTCGTGAGGATATGGCAACAACGGACGTCGCTGTATATCGTGCGATTGAAAATCAATTGCTTATTTGTGAGGACATGGCTGTTTATAAGCCACAGGATATGCCGGAAGCAATGGAGCAGCTCGCTTGTAGCGAAAATGATTTGAGTTCATATATCCATGAATTGTATCACTGGATTGATGCAGAAGAATTCAAGAGCAAATACGGAGCTGTTACAGCCGAAAATTATGATGATTATGTAAAGTTCATCAATAACAAAGCCAAGAATAGACTTGACAAATTGGCTGATAAGGGATATAATATTCTTGTAAGTGAGTATGCTGCAAGACGATTTTATATGCGTATGTATTATGAAACTTACACAGAATACAGAGTGAAACAACTGCTAAAGGAGGGATAACATGAGAGTTTTAATGACACCTGAGATAGCAAAACTCCATGACGAGGTAAAACCTTATCTCGATGATAAATTCCAGCTTGCCCCCGATGCTCCCGAAGATATAAAAAAGAAAAATGCAATCATAGACGCTTATATTGAAGCAGAATATCAAAAAAACGAAAAAATGAACAGATAAGAGCCGCCCAGTAATGAGCGGTTTTCTTATACCCATTTGAAGGAGGTGAGGAGAATGGAACTGAAAGACACTATCGACCTTATGCAGTCCGAGGACTACAAGGAGCGCTTTATGGCAGAACATCAGCAGCTTATCATCAGGTACAAGAAGCTGAAAAAGATGTATGACAACTGGAACAACCTGAGCTTTGTTCCACGCTGCCCAAAGAGCATATACAAATTGCAGCTCGAAGCTATGGAGAAGTATCTTGCGATACTTGAAGCAAGGGCAGCAATCGAGGAAGTCCCTGTGTGGGACTGCACAGCAGAATAACGCTTACAAGCATTTGCCAAGGACATAAATGTCCCTCGCAAGTGCTATTTTTATACCCTAACGAAGGAGGATAATTTTATGAACGAAGACGACAAGAACAAGGCAGGCGCTCAGGGCGCTCAGAATGCTGCAGAAAGGCAGGGACAGCCCACAGGTGAAACTACACCGGCAGATAGTCAGAACGGCAACAGCGGTGAAACTGGACAGGCTGAGGATACCCTTCCTAAGACACAGGAAGAACTCGACAAGCTTATCGAGCGCAGACTGAAAAAGGAACAGAAGAAATGGGAGAAGTCGCAGTCACAGCCAAAGGCTGCTGAGCCTAAGACTGAGGGTGACGGCAATACTCCCACAGCAGCTCCTGATAACTCCGCAGAGATCGCATCCCTCAAGAGTGAACTCCAGGAGGCAAGAGCACAGAACACCGCTGCAAAGCTCGGCTTCAAGGCTGATGCTATTGACGATGCGGTATATCTCGCAATGAGGAACGCTGCCAAGAACAATGACGGCGAGTTCGACGATGAGGACATAAAAACAGAGCTTTCCGCAGTCCTCAAAAAGCACCCTGAATGGAAAGCCGATGCAGGCAAGGCGACAGGTTTCCGTGTCGGAGCGCCTGAGCCTAAGCAGTCTGCAAACACTATCAAGTCAACAGCGCAGAAACGCTGGAATAGATTTAACCACTAAGGAGGTACAATTATGCCAAACACAAGTAACTATGCTGAGGTGTGGGAGAGCGATCTTCTTGAAATCAGAATTCAGGATACGCTTTCAAGTCCGTTCGTGACTACTAATGTCAGATGGCTTGATGCAAAGACCTTCCACTTCACACAGCAGTCCACATCGGGATACAAGTCCCACAACAGAAACGGTGGCTGGAATTCAGGTAAGTACGTTCAGACGGATGTACCGTTCACAGTTACCCACGACAGAGATATCGAATTCCTGGTAGACAAGGCTGACGTTGATGAGACAAATCAGACTGCATCTATCATGAATATCTCTAAGACATTTGAGACTACTCAGGCTTCTCCTGAGCAGGATGCGCTGTTCTTCTCCAAGACAGCTGCCAAGGCTGAGAGCGTTGCTGGTTATAACAGCGCTACAGCAGCAAACTCATACACTAAGTCCAACGTATTCGATAAACTCAAAGGCTTCCTTGCAGCCGGCAAGCTGAGAAGGTACAAGGCTCAGGGAGCACTTATTATGTACGTAACGTCTCAGGTTATGGATCTGCTTGAACAGTCAACGGCATTTACTCGCAAGATCGAGATGACTCAGATCTCAGAGGGTGCAGGTACAGGTCTTGAGACAAGAGTTACTGACATCGACGGCGTACCGGTAATGGAAGTTATCGACGATGAACGCTTCTACGATCGCTTTAACTTCGATCCTGAGGACGGTGGCTTCGAGCCTGCTGTTGCTGACTATGCACTTACAGAAGATACCGACATTGTCAGCGGCAAGACCTACTATACACGTTCCGGCTCTGAGGGCGCATATGTATATACAGCGGTTGCCAATCCTGCAAAAGCAGACCTCGGCAGCTACTATGAAAAGACTGCTCTCGGTTCACGCAAGATCAATGTGCTCATTGCTTCTCCGCTTACTACAAAGGTGGTTCCGAAGATCTCAAGCATCTATTTCTTCGCTCCTGGCAGTCATACAAAGGGTGATGGCTACCTCTATCAGAACCGTGCTCTCTCTGATGTATTCACCTTCCCGAACGGCAAGGACGGCAGCATCGACAGTATCTATGTAGACGTGGATACTACCGAATACACAGGCTCATGAGCACATATCTGCCGCCTGAGGAGTACAGCGGTAACATTCCTGCCGAAGAGGTCGAGGCAAGAATTGGAAGAGCCTGCCGGGACATTGACAGCCTGACGTTCAACAGGATCGTCAAGAAGGGGTTCGAGAACCTGACAGAGTTCCAGCAGGAGCTTATCAAAGAGGCGGTAAAACTTCACGCAGATTTCTGCTATGAAAACGCAGAGCTGCTTGAAAGTCCTCTTGCTTCGTATGCCATCAA